CGAAAAAATTGGCGCAAAGATGTATGGCTCCAAGAACACTGGGGTTCTGAAGTAGACCGCGATGGCTCTGTGTTTCACATTGTCCCTGAACAACAGCCTTGGGCTGGGATTCAGGTCCAATTCAATGGCTTGGCCACGCTGTTGCGAGTGGGGTTAGAGCATGCACAAGGCGATTTGGGTCCGGATGGGCTGATGCACGACTCTGGCCGCAATTGGGAAGGCGACGAACGGTGCCAGGTCGATCGAGTGTCGGCGAGTATGCGGCGAGCTTTTGCCGGCATCGTCCTGGAACTGATGTCCCCCAAAAAACACGCTTCTGCTGGTGCGCAGGCCCGTCCTCAAAAGAATGGGCGCCACGGAGCGAGTCCTTCTCAGGCATCTACGGTAGAGCTTCGTCGAGACGTTGTTGTTGATTGCAGGGATTGGCTGGAGAATCATCTGCGCGGAGACGCCGACTCGAAGCGGGTGCTTAGCGTCCAGACATTGGTGCGTGGCCACTGGAAGAGACAGCCGCACGGCTCCAACTCGACGGGCCGAAAGTATATCCATGTGGAACCGTACTGGCGCGGCCCAGAAGACGCACCCATAGCCGTTCGGTCGCACATAATGCGGGAATAGGGCGCTGCGGAGCTCCTGGCGAATGAGCTTGCGGAGCCGGGCTTCCTCTCCGTCCTCAGGGGCCGTCACTTCGGTTTCGGATACTAAATTGGCTCCGTGATCACAACGGCAAAGGTGGGTTGCCTTCTTCTAAGGCGCTCCGCTTCGAACGCCTTCCCGAGTTCACTCACCATGGCCGAGTCGAGCCAGAGTGCGCCGCACTTCTGGCAGGTTAGGACGGGCATGGTCTCGGGGATTTCATAGCCCCCTTCGCCGCGATAGGTCCGAAAACGACCGCTGGCGCGTGCGAGTCGAAGCTGGCCCCCGCACTCGGGGCACGGATGTTCAGGCGTCAGCATCTGGTTCCCAACGCTATCTCGGACAGCAAGTGAGCGCGATTCCACCGCGCCCATCTGGCGGATAGCAGAACCCATTGCTGTACCCCGGGAGCTTCTTGCAAAGCAGCCCGGGCCCGGCCTCCGCGCAGTCTCCGTCTCCGGAGCAGGGCGAGGCCACGAACAGCGTCGCCCATTCGATAGGCGAATCCTGGCAAACGACCGCCCCGCCATCGGCGTTGAACGATTGCTCGGCGCACGAGGTCGTGCAGGCGTAGAGCGTGAAGCTCCCCTGGCACGCCTGGACCGACCAAGGCGAGCAAGCGGCCGGGCACCCGTTCGAGCCCGCCTCGGCGTCCGTTTCGACGTGTCCGGCGTCCAGCGCAGGGACCCTCGAGTCCTCCTCGACGCCGGCGGAACCATCGCTCGAACCCGCGTCTCGAGAGTCCACGTCGTCGCGTTCGTCGCCGGCGCCGGCGTCCACACTGCCCTGCGCGTCGAGGCCGAACGCCGGTCCTCCGCATCCGACGAGCGCGAGCAGCGCAGCGGCGGGCAGGCGCGAGACCTTCATCGGGTGAGGCCATGTTACGCAGCGAGCGCCACCAGCGAACAGCTGACCTCCTGTTCAGGGTGTACATGTCGCCCGAGCCAAGGCGTTCGGTGGCCCAAACGAACAATCGTCATGTGGCGCGAGGTGTGTTTGCGTCAACGTAGTTCAAGTTCGTTCGGCTTCCGCAGTTTCATAAGAAAGGGGGTTGGATAAAGCAGCCAACCCGCGGCCGAGCGCTCGCCCATTGGGCGCAGCCAAGGCGCTGAGCAACAGCGCTCCTTGTCCCCAAGGGTGTTTTGACGGAGAAGCCGCCCGACATCGACCGGGCGGCAGTTGCCACTATGCCTGGACGTAAGAAGCGCGCGCAGCGAACGCTAAAGCAGAAACTGCGCGGTAAGGCGGTAGATCCCAAAGTTCGCGCGCAAGAGGCGGCGGCGGACGCTACGGGTTTATCTTCAGGCGCGAGTCCATTTGGTATTCCGGTCCTCAAGGACACGAAGGCGCGGGTTGACTACATCCGCGGACGCATGGCCGTTGGCGATTGGCTCGGCGGCTACACGATGCGCGTGCAGATTGCGGCGGCGTGGGGGCTGAGCGAGGAGCGAATCAAACAGCTCGCGGCAGAGGCGAGTCGCGCTCTGCAGCTTAGCCCTGAGGAGCTCGCGGAGCAGAAGCAGGTTCACGCGGCGTACTGCGAGCGCATCATGATGCAGGCCGCGGCGATCCCGAATCAGGTGACGGGACTCCCGGACTGGCGCGCGGCGCTGGAAGCGGGCAGGGACGCGGCGAAATTCAAGGGCATAGACTTCGAAGGCCCGAAGCGCGTGGAGCTCACGGGGAAGGGCGGCGCGCCGATTCAGGCGCCCGTCATCATGATCCCGCCCGAAGTCGATGAATGACCTCCGCGCCCCAGCGCGAGCCTCATCCTGACGACTGGCGCCCAAACCCTGGCCCTCAGACCGAGTTTCTCCGGCGCACCGCGTTCGAGATTCTGTACGGCGGCGCGGCTGGTGGCGGCAAGACAGATGCGATTCTCGTCGACGCGATCCGGTACGTAGGTCGCGGCTTCGGCCGGAAGTACCACGCGGTTCTCTTCCGGCGCACGTTCCCGGAGCTCGAGAAGACCTTCATCAAGCGGTCGTGGGACCTGTATCCGCGGCTGGGAGCGGGCTACAACGAGCAGAAGAAGACCTGGTTCTTCCCTGGCGGGGAGATGGTCGAGTTCGCGCATTTACAGCACGAGCACGACGTCCACCGCTACCAGGGAGCTGCGTTTCAGTACATCGGCTTCGACGAGCTCACGTCGTTCGCGGAGTCGCAGTACCTGTACCTATTCTCTCGCTGTCGTTCGGCGCATGGCGTGCCTTGTCGCATTCGGGCCGGCACGAACCCCGGCAACGAAGGCCACGACTGGGTCTTTCAGCGCTGGGGTGCATGGCTGAATCCCGACGCGCCCATCAAGGCGCAGCCGGGCGAGACGCTCTACTTCGTTCGCAACGACGAGGTCGATCAGATAGTGCCGAAGGGCACACCGATGTCGCGGAGCCGGGTCTTCATTCCGGCGCGGCTCGAGGACAACCCGTACCTCTTCGCCGATGGCAACTACGAGGCGAACCTCAACGCCCTCGATCGCGTCAATCGCGAGCGGCTGCGACGCGGCGACTGGCTCATCAAGCCAGCGAAGGGCCTCTACTTCCGGCGCGACCAGTTCAAGTTCGTCGACGCTGACGAAGTCCCTGTCGACATCCAGTGGGCTCGCTACTGGGATAGAGCGGCAACCGAGCCGCTGCCCGGCACCGACCCGGACTGGACCGCGGGCGTCGAAGCTGGGATCACGCCCGACAAGCGCATCTACGTGCGCAATGTCGCACGCATGCGCGGCAACCCAGGGTCGGTCGAAAAGTACATCCGCTCTACAGCGGAGACCGATGGTGTCGGAGTTCGCATCGGGCTCGAGCAGGAGCCTGGCGCATCGGGAAAGGCGGATGTCGCCGCGTTCATCCGGCTCCTCAGCGGATTCAACGTGCGCGCGTTTCGAAAGCGCACGGACAAGATCGTCGCCGCCGGCCCTATCAGCGCCCAGTGCGAGGCGGGGAACGTTCACATAGTTCGCGGCGCCTGGAACGATCAGTTCATCTCGGAGCTCGAGCAGTTCCCGGAGGGATCGCACGACGACCAGGTCGACGGCTTCAGCGGCGTCTACTCGTCGATGCTGGCCAACGTCCGCGTCCAGTCGAAGACGCGCGGCAGCGTAAACCCGGGCATCTCCATCGAAGACGTCGATCTCGGCCTCGGCTGATCACGCCAAACCCAAACCGATAGGGCGATGATCGTATGCAGGAGCGAGTAACAGTCACGCTTCGGCCGGCCAATACGCCGAGCGAAATCGGGACCGCGATGCCGCCGGTGGCGGGCGCGCCCTCTCCGCTCCCGCCGATCGCGACGAATCCCGAGCAGCAAGCGCTCTCGCCCTGGCCGGTCAATGACCGCTTCCCGATCGTCATCGGGCAGGGCCTCAACTTCACGTACCTGTCGAGCGTCTTTCGGCTCGCTTCGACCGGGTACCGTCAGCAGCTCGTCGATCTCTTCAACGAGCTGCTCGAGACCGACACGCATCTTTTGTCGGTCGTCTCGAAGCGCATCCTCTCCGTGGCCAATGGCCGCGTCGAGATCGTGCCGGTCGATCTGCCGGAGGATCATCCGGACTTCGAGAAGGCAAAGAAGCTCGCAGCCTTCGTCCAGAGCGAGGTCGATCGCGTTCCCGATCTGACCCAGAAGCTGCAGTCGCTGCTCTGGGCCATCTACACGGGCGTTGCCGCGTGCGAGATCTTCTGGACCCGCGATAGCGACGGCTGGCACGTCGAGCGTCTCGAGTTCGTGCACTCGCGCCGGCTCGCGTACCCGGACTATCAGACCTGGGACCTGTTCATCTGGGACCAGGGGCAGGTGTACGGGTGGCAGGCAGCCTTCGGGCAGCCCACGAACGCCAACCTGTACGGCCTCCGCATCGCGGATTGGCCCGGCAAGTACATCGTCTATTGCCCGCAGCTGAAGGGCGATTACCCGACCCGCGAGGGCATTGGGCGACCGCTCTCGATCTTCGCCGTAGCGAAGAAGCTCGGCGTGCGCGGTGCCATGTCGTACTTGGAGCGCTTTGCCAAGGGCTTCATGGACGTGTCGTGGAAGACCTACGACTCGAACGCGTCCGCCGACGGAACGCCGCAGAGCCCGCGGGAGGCGACCGACGAAGACATCGCGATGGCCAAGCAGATTGCTTCGGCCATAGGCCCTGGCAGCGGCAGCGACTCGGTGCACCCGGACTCGATCACCGTCGAGCCGAAGGCGTACGAAGGAACCGGCACCGCGAAGCTCACCTGGCCGGAGTGGATTCAGATCTGCGACGCGCAGATGAGCAAGTGCGCGCTCGGCGGCACGCTCGGCACCGAGGTCGGAAAAGGCGGCGGCAACCGCAATCTCGGAGAAGTGCAGGAGCGCGCGGAGGTCGACCTCGAGCAATACGACGCAACGACACTCGGCGAGTGCATCAAGCGAGACCTTGTCTCCTACATCGTCCGGCTGAATCAGCCGGACCAGCTTCACCTCACGCCGCACGTTCTCATCCACGTCGACACCGACCCAGATCCGAAGAGTCTCTGCGAGGTCGCGGGGAAGATGGTCGACATGGGGGCACCGGTCGACGCGGACAAGCTCGCCGACCAAGTCGGCCTCGAGCTCGTCCCGAACGAGACGGGCAAGCCGCGCAGGCTGTTCAAGAGCGACGTGGCCGATCCGTTTGCGGTCGACGACGACCTGAAGAGCGAAGAAGCCAAGGCCGCCGAGCAGGAAGAGAAAGATCGGCAGCACGAGGTCGCAAAGACGAAGGCGTCGCAGCCGACCGTCGTCGGCGCTCCTGGCGCCGGCGCAGCGGGCAAGAAGAATTCGCTGAAGGGCAAGCCAACAGCGAAGGGTAAGCCCGACCCGAAGTCTCCGGCTCCGACGGGCACGAGCAAGAGCAAGCGTAACCTCGCGGACAAGCCCGCGCGACCCGCCGAAGCGCTGTTCGAGCAGCTCTCGGAGGACTACCCGCGCGAGGCCATTCTCTGGATAAAGGCGGTCCCTGTTCGAGGGCCTGTCGAAGTGGACGTGTCGCAGCTCGACTTCGCGAATCGCTCGAAGTGGAAGGCGTCTCAGGAGCCAGACCGCGTCGACTGGTTTGCGAGCCGTATGGAGGCTGGCGACCAAAAGCCGGTCTTCCTCATCAAGAGGCCGAACAAGAAGAAGCTGATGATCGCGGACGGTCACCACCGGAGCCTTGCAGCCGAGAAAGCAGAGCTCCCTCTGCTCGCGTACATCGCGACGGTGCACACCGAAGAAGGCCCGTGGGACGAGCTCCACGACAGCCAGCGGTCCGAAGATGGGCTGATGTACTCGGCCCAAGTTCAATACTCACGGCAGCGCAGCGCAGCCGAGTAAAGCCGCAAGCCGACAACTCTCCGCGCGCGGTCGCGTGCGCGGTCATTCGAGAGGATCGCATGAATCTGCTCAACGAAGTCGAGATGGGAATGATCACGGCCGAAGTCGGGCTGTTCGAGTGGCCGAAGATCGCTGCGGATGGCGGCGCCGGTACCGCGACCGCGGAGACTCCCATCGGAATGTTGGGACCTGGGAATGTGCCAATCGCGATTGGCGCCGTGTCGATCCACCCGCAGTCGGCTTTGACTGCCGACAACACGAACTTCGCGACCATTACCGTGGCCAAGCGCACCGGCGGCGGCGCGCCAGTGACCATTGCCAGCTGCACGACCAAGCTGGTCGGCGGCGGCGGTACTGGAAACTGGACCGCCTTCACCCCGGTCGCGATGACCGTTGTGGCGAACGCGTTTATCTCTCCGCAGGACACCATTACCGTCACGATCACGAAGAGCGGCACCGGCGTCGTTGTGCCGGCGCTCTACCTGGCGGGTTATCCCACGGTCAACTGAGGTGAACGACGACTACGCCGGCTTGCCGATGGACCCAGAGTCTGTCGCGCGCCGGCGCGCGGCGAGTCTGGCTCGACAGTCTGTCGTCGAGATGGATCTGTCGGTCGGCGACGTGCACGCTCCGTCGTCGATCGGCCAGTACGCGGCCGGTTACCACGTCGAACGGGACCCGAAGAAGGCGGCCGCGTTCTGCTTGGTGTTCAACGACGCCGGCGAGGTCCTGACCGTCTCGCGACCCGAGCCACCGCACTAGATGAGCATCCCTGGCGGGATGGTCGATCCTGGCGAGACGAGCGAGCAGGCTGCACGCAGAGAGCTACGCGAGGAGACGGGCGTCGAGCTCGGCGAGCTGACGTCAGTGCTCGAGGCGAAATCGCCCAAGGACGGCAGGCCAGTCCACATCTACCGCGCTTCGTCCTGGAGCGGTCATGCGCACCCAGCGGAACTCGGGACGCGGATCGCGTGGATGTCGCCGCGCGCTCTCTTTCAGCAGGCCAAACTCTACCAGCCCACGCTGCGGCAGCTGCGCAGAATCGGCGCATTGCGCCCAGCGAAGAAGGCAATGACGGCCATGTCTGACAACACGACACCCATCGCGGCGGAGTCGAACAAGCGTCAGGCGGCGCGCCAGGCGCGCATGCGAAAGCGCAAGGGCTTGGACAGCAAGCCCGATGGCCGCAAGCCCGTCGGCAACTCGGTGCACATCCGAGCGGACGTGGCCCCCGGCGGAAGCATCCACGTGAGGCACCACATGACGAACCGCGCGTTCTACGACGGCGAAGGCGTTCAGCTGTCGGACGAGGCGAAAGGCGCAGCGCCGAAGTTCTGGAACCAGATCGCGACGATGGGCGCTTTCGCGGGTCACCCCGCCGGCCCCTTCAAGCTCGACCAGAAGGCGTTCGACGAAATAATCGGCAACTTCAAAGCGACCCGCAATCGCTCGATCCCCGTCGACTACGAGCATGCGAGCGAGCAGGACGCGACGAGCGGCTCGATCCCGACGAGCGGCGCTCCCGCGGTCGGATGGATCACGGAGCTCAAGGTCGAAGGCGACGGTCTCTGGGGGCTCTTCGATTGGCTCGAGCCGGCGCGCTCGCAGGTGCGGGAAGGGAAGTACAAGTTCCTCAGTCCCGCCATCCGGTTCGGCGCGAAGGACCGCGTGACCGGCAAGCCGATCGGCGCGCGCATGACGTCTGTCGCGCTCACGAACGTGCCCTTCCTCGACGGCATGCAGCCGCTCGCGGCGAAGGACGGCGGCGAGGGTGCGGCGGCGCCGGCGGCGGGCGCGGTGATTGCAGCGCGCGGCTTGGACTCGCTCGTTCATCAGCCGCACGAGTACATGCCGAAGGTGCGCTCAGCGCTCGGCGTGCACCCGCTGACGAGCTGCTCGGATTGCATGGGCCATCTCGATCGCCTTCGCGATTGCTGCATGAAGGCCGGCCCGAATGGCCTGCACGAGGGAGAGGACCTGTCGAAGTACACGACGCCGCTCCGCGACCTAGTGCAGTGCGCGCCCGGCGACAGCTGGGAAATGGTGTTCGACCGCGTCGAGGACATGATCGGCGCGGCCATGGACGACGAGGACGGGGACGGTCCGTCCGGTGCGGCCGCACTTCGCGATGCCGCGGCCACCGCAACGACGACAACCACCGCAGAGGACGACATGACGGATCAAGCGATTCTGCTTCGGGAAGCGAACGACAAGGTGCTGGCAGTGACGACCGAGCGCGACACGCTCGCAACCCAGCTGAAGGACGCGAAGACCGCGCTCGGCGCCATCGAAGCGCGCATCAAGGAGCTCGAGCCCAAGCTCGTCCAGATGAAAGAGGTCGAGACGCAGGTCGCGGACCTGAAGGACACCGTCACCAAGCAGGAGGAGGAGCTCAAGGGTCTCCGTACCTGGAAGTCCGAGCGCTTGGAGTCCGACGTCAAGGCCGACGTCGAGATCGCGTTCGACACCTACGCCGAAGCGCGTCAGCTGAAGGACGTCGACAAGCCGCACATGCTCGCGATGGCCAAGGCGGCGCCAGAGGCGTTCAAGGCGATGTACCCCTTCGTGAAGGAATCAGAGCGCCACCTACTCCGGCGAAAGACGCCGACCGAGCCGCGGCCGATTGCGAGTCAAGCGCGCGCAATCAGCCTTTCGACGCGCGCCAAGGAGATCGTGGCGGAGAAGGCCAAGTCCGGCATCCACATCACGCACTCCGACGCGATGATCCTCGCTTCGGCCGAGGTCTGAGCGCGAGAGCGCAACCGTCATGACCAATCCCATTGCGATCCGCGATTCCGAGACCGGTAAGGATACCGGTCTTTGGATGGATGCGGACGCGATCCGTGACGTCAACGGAAAGCCCCTCTTTCCGCGCATTCACGACGACAAGCGCCAGCTGACGCTGACGGAGAAGGCCGCCGTCTGGATGTCCGAGCGCAAGGTCCTCATGGACCTCGCCATCGGCGACGTGGCGACTGCCAAGACGCAGGCGGAGTTCGGAATCGACGGCAACGACTACATCGCCGAGCAGGTGTCTCCGATCGATTACGTCACTCACGAACGTGGCGTTTGGTACACGGAGAATGTTGCCGACTCGATTGCGTTGCCGCTGCCGCCGATTGCCGCAACCGGCTCGCCATCCGAGCTCAATCCTGGCTACACGAGCACCAGCTTTGTCGCCGTCGGCTACGCGCTGAAGACGAGCATCCCCTGGCGCGTCATCGATAACTCTGACTTCGACATCAAAGAGCGCGCGACGTTTCGCCTCTGCGAGGGGCTGAAGCTGGCGCGCGAGTATCGCCTCTTTCTGCTGCTCTCGAATCCCAACAACTGGGCGACGGCGAACCGCATCGCCGTCAGCGCCGGCAAGTGGAATGCGACGCCAGGCGTCGCCCAGCCGCTCACCGATCTCTTCGCGGCGCTTGCCGCGTCGCAGCTCCCGGTGACGTCGATGATCCTGTCGGAGAAGGTCGCGCAGTACTTCTTCAATCAGCAGCCAGGGGCTGACCAGACGACGCAGGTGCGCGATTACGTGCAGGCCGGCGGCAAGCTGCCGAACATCCTATACGGAGCGGCTCGCTTCCTCTCCGGCGGCACCAACTATGTGTGGTCTCCAGGCACTACGGTCAACGTGCCGGTCATTCGATCGCGCGCCGACAATAAGACGCTGCAGACCAGCCGCACGTTCCGGTGGCTGGGCGATACCGATGAGCAGAGCGAGCGCAGGATGGGGATGCTCGTCCGCGAGTACCGGGACGACGCGGCGAGGGCCGATGTCGTGGTCGTCGCCCACAACGACTACGAGGCAATGATCACGAACACGATAGGCGCGCTCATTACCGGCGCGATGGCGTGATTCCGAAATAACGTAGGGCGGTCAGTCCCAGCCTACGACGCAGATTGCGCGCGATGGTCGCGCGCGATTCGCGTCGGGGTCTGTCTGCTGCCCGGTTTCTCAACTCGAGGAGCGAGAGGCAAGCACCATGGCTGCTACCGATTTCATTTATTCGCGATTCAACGGGGCGGGCGGATTCGACCGCTCCGTCAAGAACACCACGGGCTCGGCGATGGTGCCGGGTCAAACCGTCAAGCTCGACACCGCCAACCCAGTGAGCGGCACCCAGGGCGCTCCTGGCGTTGTGCTCACCGCCGCCGTCGCCGACTTCCCCTACGGAGTGGTCGTAGAGAACATTCCGGCTGGCGGCTACGGGCGCGTGCAGCTCGAGGGCGAGGCGATCTGCATCGCGCAAGCGGCGATCGCTGTCGGCGCAATCGTCGGTGCGGGCGCCGGCGTCGCTGGCGACGTGATCGCGTACACCGCGGCGAATCCTTCGCTCGGTCAAGCAATGACCGCGGCAGCCAACGCCGCAGATCCCGTGCTGGTCCGCATGTCGATCAGCAAGAACGCCTGAGGAGATGCCAATGACGACCCAGCTCGTCCAACTGAAGGAAATCAACAACGTCGGCGCTCCCCAAGAGCAGGAAGCCAACTTCCGCCCGCGCGGAGCCGGATGGCTCGATCAGTCCACCGGGCGCGTCTACGACGACCCGGAAGGGCTGCATCTGCAGCGCGAGATGGAGCCCACCGAGTACCTACTCGGCGACAAGGGCAAGCCCGCGCGCGACAAGGCGGGTCGCATGATCCACGTCTCGGAACTCGTCCGTGTGGCGACCGAGCACTACTACCGGCAGGCCGCTCTCTCGACCGGTCACTCCCAAAGCGTGAACCTCCGCGACGAGACCGGCCAGCTCGTCACGATGGACCTCGCGATCAGCGACGTCCACACGCCCGCGACGCTCCCGAACTACGCGGCTGGCTACCACATCGGTGACGGCATGGCGGACGCCGCGTCGCCGGTCGTTCCGGTCGCGAAGCAGAGCGACGTCTACTACACGTGGAACGTCGCTTCGGACTTCAACCGCAAGCTCGGCGTGGCCAACTCGCCTGGAGGTCAGGTCCCGGAGGTCAACCCTACGCTTGCGCCCTCTACGTACTCGGCAAT